GGCTTTCAGGCGTCAGCCGGGCTCCGCCCGCCTGGCGCGATCCGGAATTCCCCGACATTGACCCGAAGGTAGACCCCCGGAACACGGCCGGGAGCGTCTGGTCCCTGTTCAGGGCGATGAACCGTTTGCAGGAAGAGCGCGGCTTGCCGCCGCTCGATACGTCGCGCCCGGGGCGCATGCTTGAAGGCCGCCCGAAGCTCAGGCTGGCGTGGTGGGACAGGAAGCAGAAGCGTGTGCGCGGGGTCGAGGTGCGGGGTGACATCGTCATGCGCCCCCAGGAGTGGAACCGGCTTCACCCAGAAGCCCGCCGCCTACTACCGCTCCGCCTCCTACCGCCGGGAGCCCTTTGTAACCGTTTGCTCGCGCCCACTCCAACGCCCCCCGCAGACGACCCTCCGCGATGAGCTTCTGCCAAAGCTCGTAGTCGGATCGCTTGCCGATCTGCCCCGAGGCTTGCAGGCGCGCCAGGTTCGCCTGGGCGTGTGCAGCCTCGTTGGGGTCGTCCAGCAGGCCGCGATAGACACCAGGCGCCTGCGCCTGATTGCGCTGGAGTATCTCGTCCATGTAGCGCGTGGCGCGGCCCTGGCCGCGATCGGCGTATGACAGGCGGTCGCCGTAGTCCACGTATGGGCTGTTCCCGAGGTCCGCCGTGTTGATCTTGGCGTCCGGCAACACTTCCTTGATCTGCTGCCCCAGGCGGCCCTTCAGGGCGGCCTTGACCTCGCGGTAGGTCGGGTATGCCTGGTTGTCGTAATTGAGGAAACCGGCGCCTTCGCCCCGGTTGGCGAATTGCATCCCGTGCTCTTCAGCGATGGTATTGAGGCGCGCGGCCTCCTCTGCCGTAACACCCCGGCCGATGTCGATCGTCGGGTGGATGCGCGCCTTGGCAGGCGCCTGCGTGTTCCACATCGTGGCCGGCGTGCCGGCCTGCATGTCGGACACGCCGCGCACGGCGGCGACGCTCTCCAGGGCGGCCAGGGTGTCGGGGTTCACCTGCTTCTTTTTGTCGATCGTCTTGTAGTCGATCATCGGCCGCGAGACATCGACCGGGTTGTGCTCGATCGGCCCGCCATCCTCCCGCCAGGCGCCCGTGGCTGGCTCCACACGGCGTTGCTGGAACCCGAGGTAGTCGAGGGTGGGGTCCAGCCCGCCTGGCGTCACGCGGCGGTTCATGCCGTGCCACTCGTCCGCGGAGAGGCTGCCTGTGGTCAGACCCGTGGACTGCGCCGGGACGCTCTCAAACGGCATGGACGCGGTGTGGCTGGGCGCCACGTTGGGATAGGTCGAGGTCGCCCGGCGGAAACCCTCCTCGGGGGATATCTTGAAGCGGTTCTGCAAGCTCTCGCTCTTGGCCGCGACCCAAGGCGCTGCCTGTATTTCAGCCGCGGTCCAATTGTCGCGCCCGCCGACCTTGGCGGCGTTCGCCCGATCGACGGCGAGCATCGTCTCGCGATCGAGGAATGTGTGCTGCGCCTCGCCGAGTGCCTTGTCCCATGGCTTGCCGGTCTTGGGGTCGATGAAGCCGAACACCCGCGCGTGCCAGATATCGTTCGTCCCGGTCGAGCCCTTCTCGGCCGTGGGGTCCATGTGCTGCCGGTAAATGCCGGTTTTCTTCCCCTCGCGCATGTTCGGGATGGTTTCGCCAGGGGCGAGAGCCTCGTCGCTGCCGGGGGTGGCGTTGCGGCGCAGGAACTCTTCCTGGGCGGTGCGCGCCTCGTTGAATGTGCTCGCCTGCTGCCCGGTGCGGACCTTGGTCGCGGGGTTCTCCGGATCACGCACGAAGGCGTTCCGCGCCTGCTGCGAGAACCCGAAATTTGTGGTCGGGTCGGCCTGGGCGGAGAATACCGCGAACTCCTCCGCCAATTGGCGCATCTTGACCGGATCGCCGCCAGACACCTCGCGAATGTAGCCATGGACGCGGTCATACCAGTCCGAGCCCTGCGCGCCCCGCGCCACGGCGGCGTCGAAGTCCGCGCGCATCTTGGCGATGTCCTCGGGGGTGCGAACCCAGTGGGGCGCACCGACAAGGGACCCGTCCGATCGCGGGATCAGGTGTGCGTCGGGGTTGGCGCGGACCTCGGCCAGGGCGGTCTGGGGGTCCATTTCGCGTATCTTGGGGAGGGAATTCATGCCCCGCTCGCCCTTGGGCGAGACGCGGTTGAGGGCGGACACGCCGGGGTCCAGCAGACCCGCCCGGCCTTCGATCCACGCTTGGTATTCCGCGGGGGACATGCCCTGAAGGGCGCCCTCGCGCGCACTGGCGCCCCTGACGGGGTCGAACAGGTTGTCGCCTTGGGTCAGGAGCCCCTCGGACAGGGACGCAGGCGGGGCGGCAGGGGCCGCGGCCCGGGCGGCGGAGGGTGCGGGGGGTATGGTCAGCGGATCGGCCTTGGACCCGGTGCCATACAGAGAACTGACAGCCTTGAAAGGCTCCTCGACAGCCGCGCCCTCCTCGACGCCCCGGCCGGCGAGGGCCGCCCGGCGAGCCCTGGTGCCCCGGGCGGCGCCCGCACCGAGGATCACGCCAGGTCCCTCGGCGGCGACGGAGGCGCCGCCCTGGCTGAAGGCGGTCGGGAACATGCTGGGAGCCCCGGGCATGGCCAGGGACGTGTCCTGCCAGCCCTTAGGGTCCTTGGAGACGGGCAGAACCGTGCCGCGCTGCGGCAGGTCCTTGGGGTCCTTCAGGCTGCCGTCAGGGAGGCGGAATTTGGGTCCGTCGTCCCACTCCTCGACCTGCGCCCCGTCAGGGATGACAAGGTTGGGGAAGCGCATGCCTTGGGCGATCGGCGTCTGCACGTCAGCCGTGAGCAGGCCGCCCAGCGCCCCGGCGCCGGTCTTAATGTCACCCCACGCCTGCTGGGCGGCCGGCCCCCAGCCGGGCGAGGCTGGCGGTGCGGAGGTGGTGGGGGTGGGCGCCTGGGAAACGGAGGCGGCGGGCGGGGCGTAGGTGGTGGACGTGCCGATAGGGTTGTCGGCGTAGCGAAAGGGGACCGGCTGCTCGGCGCGGAGCTTGGCCAGCAGGTCGTCCTCTTCCGGATGAAGCCAACTCATCGCTGGCCCCCACCATTGCCGCCCGAACCCTCGCCGCCCGACCAGTATCCGTTAGGGTTATCGAACAATTTCTTGGCCTGGGCGATCTGGGCGGCGTCGCTGTCCAGCAGGCCGGGAAGCTGCTGTTGCTGCTGCGGTGGCTGCCAGTTGGGGTCCTGCGGTTGCTGGGATGCCTTGTAGGCCGCGAAATTGTTCGGAGAGAGCGTGTTGTAGGCTCCGGCGACCGGAGGTGCCGGGCCGGCGTAGGGCGTGCCAGGTGCCACGGCTGCGATCGGCGCGTCGCGGGAGGACCCGGCGTAGCCGGTGCCTGGCCCGGTCCCGGGCGTGTGCCCCTCCCCAGTGAAGGACTGCGGAATGTCGTAAGGCGAGGGTCCCGACCCGGTCAGGCCGGACAGCAGCCCGGGCGCCTGCGCCGCGTATTGCGGCGCATATTGCTGGAGGATTGCCATCAGTCGCGGGTCGAGGGACGGGGCGGTTGTTCCACTCATGACGGCATTCCCATCGGTGGCAGCCCGGCCCCGCCTCGCGCGGGGGGTGCGTCGCCTGGCGCGGGCGGAGCGGCTCCATTCGGCTTGGCTGGGCCGCCTGCGCCAGGCAGGGCCATCGGACCCGTCCGCATGGCGTCGCGCATCAGGCCGGTCGCGACCTGCGTGTGGGCGCGCTGCTGGGCGATGTTCTGGTTGGATTGGAGATCGGCGTTCTTCATCGCCGCCTGGATGGTCCCGTCCTGCGCGGCCTTCTGGGTCTGGGCGGCCTGCTGGATGGATTGCAGACGCTCCGCATGCTGCTGCTTCAAGAGGTCCCGGTCCTTGTCGATCGCCGCCTGCAAGGCCGCCAGGTCCACCTGGGTGCCGTATTTGGCCTGTATTTCGGCCGCGCGCAGGAAGATATCCGCGTCCAGCTGATCGCGGCGGAAATCGTCGTCCGATTTGGCCTTAACGCTATCGAACTGAAGCTGACTGGTATCGGTCTGAAGCTTGGCCTGGGTTTTTTGCTTTTCCACGTCGGCCAGCATCTGGTTCGGGTCGGGCGGTTTGTTCTGCTTCATCTGCTGGGCGAGCATGCCCTCTTGTTCCGGGGTCACAACCTTGAAGAACCGATCGACGTTTTTGAACCCAGCAATCCTGAGCATCTCGGCGTAGGTTTCGCGCAGCTGGCCGATTGATACGAGCGCATTGTCCGGCCCGAGCATCTGCAAGGTCTGCTCTTGCTTTTGTCCGATCATCCCCAAGAACGCCATGCGCGTCTCGTCGGTCCCGCGGCCGAGGCCGACATTGACGCTCACGTCCATCTCCGAGTCCCAGAACCGCGGATCGACACTGACCCATTGGTTGCGGAGCCTGACGACCCTGGCTTTGTCCTGATGGCGGATCACGTAGCGCAGGAGGCCGCGAAAAACGTCCTTTATCCCGAGTTCGGCGAAGGTTCGCGCGATAAGCTCGACGCGGTCCTGCTGGGCTTCGACGGAAGCGGAAACGGCTGTTTTGGTGGTGGACTGAAGGACGTTGGCGTCCAGCCCCTGGCTTTGACGGGAAATGCCGGTCCTTTGGGCACGCATCTCGTCAAGATATTGCAGAACCATGAGCGCCTGCTGGCCGATGAACGGTTCGGCCAGAGGCTGCACCATGCCTGGTGCCTGCATTCGGATGATGGCGCCAACTTCATTGTTGAGGACATCGTCCATCGTAACGGCATTTTCGACCACCGCGGTGCGGGGAAATATCGCCTGCGCCATGCTGTCTAGGATCGATCGCAGAACGGACGTTTTGATGTCCTGCAAGTCAATCGTCTGGTCCGCGATCGAGTAGCCGATCGCGGCGTGTGGCAGCCGGACGGCGTTGAGGAGAGCGAAAGGCGCCTCGGCGTCGATCTCGTCAGCGACGATCTCGGGGTCGTTCTCGCCGACCGTGCAAATGCGGTGCAATTCCGCGATCCCGTCCCCGTCAGCGTCCAGGCGGACCCACTGCTCGGTGTGAGGAACGCGCCAGGTGGAGATATCCGGCCCGCCGTCAGGGTCGCCCTCGCGCAGCCCGGGGTTGCGCTGCTGGGCTTCGCTCTGGCGGAAGGTGTTGCGCGCCTCCGCATCGGGTGAAGCGTGCTCTTCGACCGTCTCGCGGTCATAGCCGCGTTCCAGCAGGTCCGAGACGGTCGGCGTGGTCCGGTGCGCCACGTAGCGGGCGGTGGTCACGTCCCGCGCCTCGCGCGCAATCAGGAATTCCTCCGGAGGCACGGCCTGGACGCGGAGGATGCGCCTGGTGCGCGTCCGGCGCACCCGGCAGTCGATGATCGGCATCGGCGCACCTGGCGCGAACAGGCCGGGAGGCTGAGGCGGGGCGCCTGGAAGGGCGCCGGGTACCGGAGGCTGGCCTGGAACCCCGCCCGGCCCGCCCGGCGAGGGTGGCATGGGAGGCGCTCCAGGGGCGCCTGGCGGAGCTTGGGGCGGAGGTGGTGGCTCCATGCCCGGCTCCGCGCCAGGGCCGTCTGGCGGCGGCTCCTGACCCTCCGGTGGGGGCATTCCCCCCGCGCCAGTCGGTCCCGCCTGCCCCGGCCCTGGCTGTCCCATCGAGCCACCCATCGCGGGTGAATTGATACCAGCGGGAAGAGGGGGTGACGCGGGGGGCTCGCCGCCAGGCGGCGCCGCAGGAGCGGCGCCTGGCAGACCGGGAGCAGCCGGAGGGGCGAGGGTAGCGGTGTCGTCCTCCTGCGTTGACTGCTCCAAAACCTCGATTTCGGGGTCGCTGGACAGTTGCATGAACTGTAGAAGAGACAAACCCGTATAGTCGAATTCCTCGACCTTGTGGCTTTCGTCAAATGACCACTTAATAACGCCTATTTTTTTGAGGAGGGCGTCGTGGACACTGTCGTATAGCGTCGAAAACCAGTTGTTTCCGTCAGCATTGACGAGGTACGATATATAGTCCGTCGCCTGTTTTGCTGCCTCTTCGTCCTCGGCGCGATTTGGCTCATAATCCACGACCTGGTCGCCGCCGGCGAATACTCGGATGATGCCTGGCAGCATTGTGTGAATAATGTCGGCGACCTCGCGCACGACGGTGGAACTGCGGCCGGGCTCCAGGTTTTCGGGGGTCCCGTCGTCGTTGAGGACCTGCCCCTCGTAGTAGGTGTAGGCGCGCTCCCGATCGGGTCCGAGGGTGGTGTCGATGTAGTTGCTGGCGTCCTCACGGTAGACGTGAAGAATTGCGAGGATTTCCTCGTCATCCAGGGCTTTCGAGCGGCGTCGCGGGGATCGCGCCATGGTTGTGCAGGGTCCTGAGACGAGTTGCGCGGCCCGGAACATAGAGGACTGGCGGTTGTGTTGTGAAGAGGTTTGTTCGCGTTGGGTTTTTGGGCGATGGTGGGGATGGTGCGCGTCGTGTGGTGCGGCGCGAGGTTTGGGAGTGCGGGTGATGGCGGGCGGAGCGACGTTGCTGCGGAGGCATCTGGAAACGTGGAAAGCCAAGGCGCTTGTGGCCAAGGCCGAGCGCGAACAATGGGTGCGGGCCAAGGGGCTCGCCGAGCCGGAGGAGCCCGAGCCGGACCCGGTGGCGCAGGCTATGGAGCACGCGGTGTGGGAAGCGCAGCGCGCGGCGGGGCAGATGGCGAACGCCCTGGAGCGGGCGCTGGAGCGGACCCAAAAGCTGGTCGATGACGTGTGGACCGAGTGCGATCGGGTGCTCAGGGACGCGGAGGTGATCGAGCACCAGCTGAACCGACGCGAGCAGGATGCACGGACGGCGGAAACGCAGGCGTGGATGAACCGCGAGAAGATCGCGGCATCGCGCGAACTCGGGGTGCGGATCACGGAGTGGGTCGTGGACCGGGAGGGTGGCAGGCAGCAGATGATCCAGGCGGTGCAGGTCTGGACCGCGGAGGGTTGGCGGGACGTGCCGGTGATACGGGTCCCGGCCCGCGAGGACGTGGTGCGGACGCCATGGAAAGACGTGCGCGAACCGGAGGATGGGGTGTGATGGCGAAGGTGAAGAGAAAACGGGCTAGCTGGGCGGAGAAAATACAGGCGATCGTGGATGCCTGCGAAACCCGCGAAGAGCTAGAGGCGGCGCTCAGTTTAGGTCCGCCCCTGCCGGCGGCGATGGGCAGCTGGACGGTATCAGACGCAATAGACGGGCTGGAGATCATATGGCGCCAAAAGGGCTGGAAAGGCTGGCCTGACAGGCCGAAGGCGGCCCGGGCGCGGGCGGCGATCCTCTAGGTCACTGGGCTTTGCTTTTGGGCGGTACTACCCGCACGGCCGCATTCGGCACCAGGCGGTAGCGCCACAGGCCGCCAGTGACCCGCTCGCGCTCGACGATGTGACTGCCAAACCGCTCCTTGCGGAAGTCCCGCAGCCGGGCGGACACCGACGCCTCCGGGTGGGCGGTCGCGCGCGAAATACCGGACAGCGTATGCCAGGCCAGATCACGCATCACCGCCCAGACATCAATCGCCTGCTGATTAAGCCTGACGTAATCCACCACCCCGCTGTAGGTGGACCCGCCACGGTTGCCAGGCGGCGGGGGCGGTAGGCGAGGGTTGCTCATGATCGGCTCCAGTTTTCAACCGGCCAGACCGGCGCCCGCGGATCGTCCATCACACTACCCTGAGGTTGCGACGGAGCGGGCCGGATTTAGAGGTGGGCGGCAGCCGGGCGAAGCGAAGCATCATCAGGGCGTATCTGATGGCACTAACGATATCATCGTGCTGCTTGACAGGTCTACCCTCTTTCCTGTGATAGTTGCGAAGCTCATCAAGAGCATCTGTGAGATGATTGAATACCTTCAGGCGGCCGCTTTCGAGGCGATCGACCATGTCCGCGATGGACGCCTCCAGGCCGTATCCACCCTCCGAGAATGTTGCGTGCTCGAAAAGCATTTGGAGGCCATTGCGCCGGTAGATTTCAGCCATGGGGTCGCCTGAGGTCCGGTCGTGGGAGGCCGCGTCATGCGGCCAGGCGACGGGAATACCCGAGCCCCAGCCCCTCAGGATTTGGCAATGCTGCGCTACCGTCTGCTGGGCGATCGACAGGGCGTTGGTGATGTAAACCACATCAGCCTCGCGGTCATGCGCGAGCAGGGCGGCGCCGAACGGGTGGTCATAGCCGAGGTCAATGCCGATGATTTTAGGCCAGTGTCGTGGTATCGAGAACGCATCGATGGTATAAGCACTCTCGGGGACGGCAAAGACCTTGCCTGATCCTAGCTGGGGAATTCCTCTGGTGCGGGCTTCACGCTCATGTGGTTTGTAGAACGCCTTGACGCGGTTTCGTTGCTCTTCCGAGAAATGCGCGGCGTCCTCCAGGGTCATCTGGACGAGCGCCCGATCGGCGGTGGTCGGTTTCGGGTAGAACAGCCGGACCACGTCAGACATGCCTTCAAGCGGGGTAAACGTCAGCAGAATGATCCCATTCGTTGCATTCGTGCGCGTTACCGCTTCGCTGTAGATGTCATAGGGTGGCTCTTCATCCATCCATACAAAATGCAGAGTCTCAGCCTGGAGTTTTTCCCGATCCTGCTGATAGGATTTGAAACCGATGGTAGATGTGCCGCCCGAGGCGTGGGCGACGGACACGGTATCGAGTGCCTCCGAGACGCCGCGGGCGCTGGTCGTGCCCTTGATGGCTCGGCGGGGCACCAGGCCGGTCCCGGGGGCGGATGCCCGCCCGAACAGGATGCGCTGGCAGGAGTCGCGCGTAAGCTCGGAGGAGACGCCTATCGCCCAGCCGGCGACGGGGTCGGCGAACCTGCGGCCCTGCCACCACACGGGATAGTCTCCCGTCAGGTGGTATGAACATTCCGCACCCGCACAATACGTTTTTCCGACCTGATTGGCAGCCATCAAGAGCCGCTCACGGGTATTGGCTCCGTGGGCGTGGAAAGCTTCCTGCTTTGGGTAGGGCTGGTATAGCTCGATCGTGCGCTCGGAGAGCAGGCGCTTGGTTTCCTGCCGTAACGCCTTCAGGGCGTCCGGATCGGAGCGAAGCTTGGCTACCAGGGGGTCAACGATCTTCATTCTGCGGCCAGGTCGCCTCCATCCCTGCGGAGGATTGCACTTGCACTGGCGTGTTCCAACGCCAGGTTCTGCAACAGCAGGCCGGCGAATGCCGTGAGAGGCGGACCCTGCTCGCTCAGATAGGTGTAAACCTCGCCGGATTTATTGAAAGACACCACCGCCATGGACCGGATGTTTTCCACATCGTCAGTCAGAGCCTCGATGATCTCATAGACGTTAGCAACTTGATGCATGATCGGAATAACCTCCTACAGGTCCACAAAAATTTTGGCTTTCTGTTTTCGCCTACAAAACATCGGCGCTTGCGTGTCTGGGACCTGCACCAGCACCTGACCCCCCTCCACCCCCCGCCGCGGGGGGCTCGGAACGATCCGAGGCCAGCACGATCGGCCGTTGCCCTATCGATACAACCCAGGGTTGCACAACCATTGGTTGCACAACCATAACGTGTGCAACCGGTGCGTGTGTGCAACAACTCGCTGGCTTTGCCCTCGACGCCCGACCTGTGTCGCAGTGTGGGGACTGCTGTGGGGACCGGACCCCACAGCGATGCAGAGATCGAGTGTATACCTGCATCTCTTGCGAATGCCTGGTGTCCAGGGTGGACGCCAACGTCACCACGGCGCGTCCTCCTCACCCTTCTCGCCCGCCTGGTGCTCGATCGTCAGCGGCGCGATCGGCGCCGTCACCGAGGGCGCGACCGTTGCTTCCTCGTTCCCTACCGCTTCCTCAACTATTGCGAGAAGAGAAAGAAGTTTGTCAGCCGAAAGACGCTGTAAAGGGCTTTCAATCTGCATGCTCCTCTGCACAAACATCCCGATCTCGCGCCCCACAAGCTCGAGCCCTTTGTTCACCGCACCACGATCCGACGCCAGCTTGGCCGTCTCCACATTGCCCATCAACTCACGCAGCACCCACTCGCGTGTAGGTGACGCCACGCGGACAATTTCTTTAGCCTTTTCAACGTCTACGCGTTCAGCCATCTCCGCGATGCGACGCTTGACGGCGTCCTGCTTCATCATCTGCGAAGCCACCTTGTCCGCCGATTTGAACCCGGCTTTCCTGGCCGCCGGCACCGGCAGATTGCCTTGCGCCACGAACAAACAAAACTGCTCCCGCCTCGCACTCCGTAACGCCGTCACGCCCCGATTTCTCCTAGTTTCGAGCTAACCTGCCTCGGCTGTGCCGATATTCGCAAGCAATACATTCCTCCACCCCCACCAGGCGAGCAGCACCGCCTCGGCCTCGTCGTGCCTCGATAGGGCAGTGTCCGTGCCCAATAGCCGGCAAGCCAGCTTCAGGCTGTCCGCCTTCCCGCCCGATAGAAGCCCGTAGGAGGCTTTCCACCTCGCCGGGTATGTCACCACCACCTGACCCCTCAGACCGGCCTGTACGGCCTCCTGTAGCCTTCCTGTGGCCTCCCCCAGGCTAAACGCGCTCGCCACCCCCATCTGCGGGCTGGCTGACTGCCCCTCCAGCACGATCAGGTCCGCCTCCGGCACCAGCTGACGCACCCGCCTGGCGTCGCTCGCGTCCCCGAGCGCATCCAACTGAGGCTCATCGCGGCCGCGCCAGGCACGCAGCAGAGCCACCGCTCCGCGCTCCCCGGGATCGATGCCCAGGATCGTATACCCCGACACATCCCGCGCGGCTTCCTTCTGCTGCCGCCTGGCCAGCCGCTCCAGCCTGGCGCGCTCACGCTCCTCCTCCCGGGTCGCAGCCGCGCGCTCGGCGTCCGCGACCACCATGGCCTTTGTCGCCCTGTGCAACCTCCGCATGATCTCCTCAGCCATCTGACCTCCGCCCTCGCGATCTGTCACGCCGTCACGTCACACACCCCATGTCGTCTCCCCCTATATTTTACCCCCCCCTCCTCCCACACACACACACACTC